ATGGGGACTACTTTTAAGGCTGTCGTCTATGCGGACAACAAGAAAAAGGACGGAACATACAACCTGAAAATCCGGGTGACACATAACCGTCGTTCTTTAAAGGTATCGACAAATATATATGTTTTCCCCGACGATCTCGGCCGCAAACTTCAAATAAAGAATCAGGAGATTATTGACCTTGCTGACGATCTGATCCGTCGGTGGCGCTATTTAGTCAATCGTCTGGGCATTGCAGCCGAGGTAATGGATGTTAAGCAGATAGTACAATATATAAAGGAGTCGGAAATAACGGGCGAAGGATTTCATCTCGATTTTATCGAGTACGGAAGAAAAGTGGCCGCCTCCAAATCAAAAGGAACCGCAAGGGCATATAACACGTCGCTAAACGCATTGGAGCGCTTCATGAGAGGGAAGCCGCTCGATATAAATAGCGTAACGGCTAAGTTTCTTTCCGATTTCGAAGCGTTTCTTGCCCACGAGCCAGTTATGAGGTATGATCGCCAAAAACGAGTAGAGGAAACAAGCCGGTCGAAATCGAACGGTCGGGCGCTTTCTTTGTATATGGCCAACATCAGGCACATACACAATGAAGCTAAAAAGGAATTTAACGACGAAGATTCAGGTATCATCCGCATTCCGCAATCACCTTTTAGAAAATACGCGGTAAAACGCCCCCCTACCCCCAAAAAGCGTGCATTACAGCCTGAGACCATACAGGCAATTATTGATTTGCCTGATGCGGATCGTAAGACCGGCGACATAGCCGATTTTACGAGACGAGATTTTGCCCGAGATTGTTTCCTCCTGTCGTTCGCCCTCGCCGGCATGAACTCTGCCGATCTTTTCGACTGCAAGGCTTCCGATTTTGACAGGAAAGAGCGAATCATTACCTACAAACGGCAAAAGACACGTACACGGCGGGCCGACGAGGCCGAAACCAAAATCAAGATCGAGCCATGTATCTGGCCTTTAGCTCAGAAATACATATCTAAAGAAGGAGATAGGCTTTTCTGCTTCGATAAGCATTATTCTACGCTCAACTCTTTCTCAATCGCACTAAACACAGGCTTGCGGCAAATAGAAGCAGCCATAAAGCCGGAGAAACATATCACTTTCTACGCCGCCCGCCACTCTTGGGCGACTATTGGCCGATCCAAAGCCCTGAATATCGATAAGTATACTATTCATGAGGGGCTGAATCATGTGGATGACCGCATGAGAATTACAGACATCTATGTCGAGAGGGATTATAGCCTCATTTGGGAAGCCAACGCCAAAATATTAGGGATATTCGACTGGTCAGCATTAGAAGAACGCGAAAAGGATAATATCACAAAATAATGATTCCTATTCTTTCTCGGGCTTTTTATATCCGATAGGGTTTCTTGTCCGCTGCGGATGTATTGACAAAGCTGCAATAGCTTGGTAAATATTGTCCAACTCTTTCCGCATGTCCTCCGACAGATCGCTGACCGCCTCGGCATTCTCGGCATCCGCCCTCTCCAGCAGGGCCAGTTTCGCCCGAATTTCGGATAGTTCAGCCGTTATCTGCGTCGTGGTGGTAATGTAATTACGCATCGCTACAAACGCCCGCATAATCGCCCTATTCACTCGTATGGCCGTCTCACTGCGCAGAACGCTCGACAACATCGCGACGCCCATTTCGGTAAAGGCAAACGGTGGATATTTGGGATACTTGCCACGCCCATCGATTTCTAAGGACGCAATTTGCGACCTTAACCTGTCTTTCAATGTGTTATACTCAGTGTCCGAGAGTTCAAACATAAAATCCTCGCCCTCGAAACGCTCAATATTGCGCCTTACAGCCTCTTTCAATCGCTTTGTTTCCACCCCGTAGAGTTCCGCCAAATCGAAGTCCAGCATTACCCGCTGGCCCCGTATTTCGTAAATTTTACTCTGAATAGATTGTAGTTCCATGCCGTAAAGATAGCGATATTATACAAAAAGAGAAGGGCTTGCGCCCCTCTCTCCCCTAACTTCCTTTATGCTTACTTGCGGATAACAGAATGCCCATTGCAGCAAGCAATTTGAGCATATCCTTTCTAAATTGATCGTCTTCGAGAAGTCGTCTCACGACTTCTTCGGCCGTGAATCGATAAGAAGTCATTGAATCGGAGCTTGACGTTTGACCGAAGGCACGACTTCGAACAGTCGGGCAATGAAATCGAGACCCTTTTGAGTCACCAAAACTTTAATGACTGTAAATCCGTCGTGACTATTTCGCTCGATAAACTTTTCCTTGAGTTCGAAATATCCTCTGTTGATATACTCCTGCTTAGGCTCGTTCCGATTGCAAAAGAATATGCCTTTCTCGCGCAGCTTCTGAAAAAGAGTATTTCGACCGAATGGTAATCCGAGTATCTTGGCCGACTGCCCGACATCGATCTTCTGATCCGTGTCGAGAACTTTATCCATCAGTTCCGCTTTAGGTGTAAGAGCAGCTACTTTTTTCTCGGCCTGTTCAAGCTGTTGTTTTTGTCGATTTATCGTCTCATTGGCAACCAGCACGGCTCTTGCCATAATCATTTCAGGTGTATCGTCCACTTTGGCCACCATGTAGCCGCCAGTTTTGCGAATCGCCGGCAACACTTCGTCACATACCCAATCCTGAAACTGTTCCGCTTGCGGAAGCTTCGAGCGCATGACGAGACGGTACACGTCGGATTCGGGAATGTATTTCACTGGTTGTGCACCGCCATCAGTGGGGGTCACTAAAATAGTGACTCCTTTGCAGTGAGAGGAAATAGCATTTGCAGGTTTAACATAACCCAACGCTTTTGCGACATCGTTGGCCAAAAACATAGGCTTGTCGCTGGTCATAGCAACTCGAACCCGTCCGAATCGCTCATTATTGAAAATTTGGACGCTATTCATGGCCTACCTACTTTGAAAGGGTAAATACTTTGGAGCGGTTACGAAGTGCTTGCGGGTCAATTGAAGATTTACGCTGATCGAATGATAACAAACACCTTAACCGCTCTTTATTGCCGGCATTCTCTTCGAGGATGTCCCAATACTTGTGCATTGCCTCATTATAGGCGTTCTCCCAGTATTCAGTACGTTCTTTGAAAAAACGAGCAATAGTACTGCTCTCATTTAGTTTACCTTGTAGCTCGGTGATAAGGGTGCGTAATGTCACAATTTCTCTAATGAGAGAATCTCGAGTCGTTGATTTTGAATGGTTTGTTTTCATTATGAATAGCTTTTGTAGGCGTAAAATCAAAAACGGTTACGCCTTTCCCGTTGCTATTCACCTTGACAGGCAGTGAGGGCATTAACCACATCACACGGGGGTACGTAACCGTATATTTTTAAAGCAAGCACAAAAAATGCCCGCGCATAATGGCGAGCCTTCGCACGCCTGTCAAATGAATAGCACTACAAATGTAACGATAAAATCTGAAAAACAAAAATCTCACATTGCGTGTATGTCGCGCAATAAAATGCAATATCATTTGAAAAGCCAATTATTTTTTTGATATTGCATTATAAACATTAAAAGCTCAAACAAAATAAATTAAAATGAAAAAGATATGTGCTGTATTATATTCTAAGGTTTCTGACAGCATTATAAACGTATCAGATATAATTATCTCATGTAGATTATTTGATCCCGAAGCAATAATGAGACTTATACATAAAGGTGATTATATTGCAGCCATACATTGCTTGCCCGCATCTAAAGAATTTTACACGAAGCAAGATATTTCCCGAATGAATGAAATTTTAGAATTATTTGAAGAAGCTCCCGATAAAGGCCGAATTGAAAAAGTAAAGGGAATGATTTCTAAAGCCAAAGAACGATATATATGCCCACAAGGCCATCTAAGTGACGTCAATAATGTTTACTGCCCCAAATGCGGAGAGAATATAAAAGGTTTTCAAGAGAAACATGTTGATATAATAAGCAAATTTAAGACGAGAGTTGATACTCTTGTAAAATTAATTGAGGAATAAAAACGGCGGCACTAAAAAAAACAGACAGATTATAATCAATTGAGGCCCGCAATTAAGCGAGCCTCTTTCGTATTGTCGATCAAATCTTTTTATCTCTGATCTTGACGACGTCCTGGAAATTATAGAGCCTCTCTTTGTAGACTGGTATTCCGCACCGACTCACTTTACTATTGAACGCCGTGTCTGATTTACGAGTGATGGCCTTTGCCGTTTCATAGTCTACCTTCACATTCAGGAACTGGGCAAGAACATCGCGGCCTTTGTTCAGTACGTCCATTGTCACATGCTCCATCGCGCCCTGTTCTTTCAGTCTGCCGAACATTTCGATTGCCTCGAAGATCAACTTGAAAATTTGCCTCAGCTTCTCAATGTCCTCCGAAGATAACTTTTTGATTTGGGCCGCATCGAGATTCTCGACCACTTCTGAAACATTCATATCATTCATCTGTCGATTGCTTTGATTTGCGAGGTCTTCTGAGCCGTCTGTCTGCCATTCGGTATTTGGCAGTTCGCCTCTTCATCAGGCGCAGCATAATCATCAACTGTTTCCGGGAATAATTGATGTACACTTCCGAGTCGTCATAAACGCCTCCCCTGCGTTTTTTTTTAGGTCCATCCATGTCATATCGGGATTTAATTACTATTTTTGAATTGGCGGAATCAAAGGGCGGGGAATCTTCGGATGAACCGCTTTTTTGTCAGACTATTTTATGTGTCTGACAATGTCGGTAGTTCTCCTGCCATTTTTCCAGCAGTGCCGGGTGTTCTTTCAGGTACTCTTCAGCTTCCGATGAGTCAACCATCACGATACCGGCACAAATCGAGGACTTTATGATCTTTTTTCGGATCATTTCCCACACCCTGATTTCAGCAATGTCTAATCTTTCAGCCAGTTGTTTAATTGTCGTCATATCTCGTGAATTAAATAATATGTTTTGTCACCCCTAAATACTCGTCCACTTTCTCAATAAATCGCTCGATATCCCGAACTACGACACACTTATTGCCGGCCATTTCAGCCCGTTTCAGCCATTCTTTCTGTGCCAGCGACAATCTGCCCGTCTCAGTCTTCAATTCAATGCAGAGAGCCCCGAAATGGCCGCGAGGAACCAACAGAATCAGATCGCTAACCCCGGCAACCGTTCCCTCGGCTTTCATCCGCGCCGCCTCGATACGGTTCCGCGAGCCGCCGTTAGGCACGGCGAACAGCAGTCCTCGATACTGTGGGTACTGCATAGCAAACCACCGAACGCACGCTATTTGCAAATCGCTTTCCCTGTGCCTCATTGTAGAATATCCTTTACTTTTATCGCCATTTCACGGAAAATAGGGGAGGTGTCGTATTCGGCTTGGTAGCGATTAATCAGGTAGCCAATACTCGCACGATCCCGGTGAATTGCCTGTCCGATCTCTCGGGCCGACGCGCCGCGTTTGTGAATCTCATGGCACAGAATGATCCGCGCCCGAACTACCGGTAGTATCCTGCCACGAGCTCGTATATCCTCCAATCCGAAACCCGTCGCCTGTTCGACGGCTGCGGATATACGCTGTATCTCACTTTCAAGAATCGTCATCGTCCCAATGCTTTGTATTATTTCACCAGTTGAAACTCGATGCGCCAAACAAAAGGATTCCGATCCCATGTACCTTTGCCGGAAACCTTGTCGATCAGCGAGGCGAAAGCTTCGCGGGGTGAGTCGAACATGTAATATCGTAAATGTTCATCTGCATATCCCCATTGTATACGGCCATCATCAGCCGATGCTAATAATGTTATCCCTTCCTTAAAGTAATCGTCCGAAATATCCTGCAACCGCTCAATCCGAAGGTCTCTAATCTGTATTTGGTGGGGCATCAGATCAGCCTTAACAAACATTTTGTTATTCCAACCTTTTGACGCAAGTGCGGTGGTCTGATAATCGTGCTCAATCACTCCATTGTTGGGGTGCAAGAAGCTATCATATCTTTGAGCCACGGCTACGATCTCTCCAACATTGTATCTTGGTTCAATTACCTCCCAACCTTCATTCTCGGTATAGCCATACAGACATTCTTCAAACTCAAGACATGGCTGCCACCACCGTAGTTTTTCGTACTTACCCTGCGGATCAACAATCCGCCTTGTCACCGTCTTTCGACCACTGATAACCGCCTGCGTCAGGCCGTACCGATCGTTAAACATCATCTTTTTCATATTTCGTCTATTTTTATCAGGTCCGCATTATCATGGATGTTGCCGATGACAGATAAATAGTTATCCGTATCTTTATATGCGAAACATGCGTATCTGAAATTATATCTACCTGAATTGAACACGCCATTGATACAATCAATCGGAGAGCAATCGAATTGAATATCCGGATCAATTCTCACAACAGCAAATCGCCAATATCTACCATTTGACTGGTCATCCCATTTTATAATGTCCCCCTCGAAAATTTTCTTTCCGTTCTTGTCTTTCAAACCCGTGTACTGGCCGACGGTGGCCGGATCGACTTCTACCGCAGCGACGGAGATGCGGCCGTTATCGTTCGTTGCTTGGTAAATGAAGGTACGACCTTGATTTTCGAGTAGGTATCCGCTCTCCCATTTCCCATTGTCGAGGCTCTTGCCTCTGAAAAGTATTTTCCGCATGATTCTCACTGTTTTTCGCCTTTCGACTGTTCGTATCTTATCGGTTCGGGTTTATCTAATCCAGTTAAATCACCGCATTCCGGGCAGGCCACGTACCAGAATTCCACACCGTCCCACTGACTGTATTTGATTCTTTCTACGTCTTTCCGTTCATACTCGAACTGGCAGCCACAATTGCAGCATTCTCTCAAAAAGATGGCATTAGCGTATTGCTCGCCGTGTCTGATTATCCGTTTCATATTCTTGAGTTTTTAATAGTTCTATGAGTCGCCAGTGGGTGACATCTATCGGTAAATCCATCGCTGGATCAAACCATGCCCCCTGTGGATAATATTTATTTTTGCAATATGATGCACAGTGGTAGCTACCATCAAACACAAGAACCGTATCGCTAATCCCATTTTTACCAATTACCGGCAATTTATCCTCTACGCTGATCCATTTTGGGGCTTCGCCCACTTTGGCCATCGCAGAGGCATAGCCGGCAAGGAAATCTTCAGCAGAATATCCTATCCTACTTCTGTAAGTACGGCCATTTTTCCAAATCTTCTTTGCATACTCTCGGGCAGCTTCTTCTGGTGTTTTCATCATTCATAAGGATTTTCAGGTAAGGTATTCACGTCGATTGCCAGTCCGGCGTAGATCAGGTTCCGGTAGTCGAACATCCATTCATTGAGCTTGTCGTAGTACCTTAACGCCTTGTCTGTATCAGATATAGGGAAACAATTTAATTTATCTAATGCTAAAAGCGGCACAAACTTTTCCCCTTCGTGGGTGATCTCTTTGGTTAGGTCGGACATCGGGCGAAGAAGAGGCTTTCCATGTCTGAAAGGTATTTTGAGAAACACATATCCACCTATATGTGACTGAATCTCAACGGCAAAAGGACAAACATTTTTATAATGCTTTTGCATTAACCCGTACGGCATATAGCCGCAAATATCTTTCAACTCAAGTGTTTTCATGGCTCTTTCTTTTCAATCGTTTTACAAAATTCTTGACATTCAGCGCCTGTTCGTAGTAGCAATCCTTCTCCACCACTATTCTCTCCTTGTAGACCGGCAATCCGTCAAAGCCCATCGCACACTCCCGAATCACGTCGGCCGGCTTGATCTCGCCTGTTTTGTAGTTGAAAGAGAACAGAGTGTGCCCCGGTACCTTCTTCATGCGTCCGATCAGCTTCAACTCTTGCTGCTTTTTGATTTGGGCCTCGATGCGGGATTGTTCTCTTTTATCCCAAACTATGTCTGCATCAGGGATCATTTTCATAGCTCATTCTTTAAAGTGTTTAATGTTTTTTAAAGTTTCAGTTGTTAAGAATTACTTAATAACTGGAGGATGAAGCTGTCATTTATCATTCGCACAACCCGTAATAACTCATGCAACTCGTGGCCGTGTCGTCATCGAACAGGCTACCCGTCGCGTTCTGACATTGGACGTAGCGCACGACATCATGGATATACGGATATTTCCTGCTTCCGGTGATCGCACTGTCTGGGATTATTCCTGAGACGAAATAGTTCGATCCGATCTCCCTTTCGAGTGCCGCTATCTGCTCGATACGCTCCGGGGATTGCCGAGCGATATTGAGGATGTCCCGCTTATTCGCCATCACACACGGCCAGCACCCGACACGCTTATAGCCCATTTTGTAGAGGGGATTCGGTTCCAATCCTGCGGTGAGGATGTAATCTATCACCTGCTGGGCCGACCAGTCGAACACGGGACGCAAAAGATCGTCGGAGAACTGTGCCCGGAACGCTCGGACATCCTTGCCCCGATAGGTATGCTTTTTAGGCTTGCCGTTTTTGGTGTAACCGTATGGTTCGAAATAGTACTTGAAATAGGTGCATTGCTTCGACATCTTGGCTCGCGCCGGAGATTCAGCACCTCTGATACCCTGAATTATCAGAACATTGTCCCGAACATCGTCCAGCAAGTAGTCAATCATTGGTCTCACCTTTAGCTCACCAGTACACATCCGAAAGCGCGGCGACGGCCATTTTTTGTGTTGCCGTGCAAGATCGACCATCCCGTCGTACTTCTTCGACTTCAATGTTACAAGGTCGAGATGCAGCTTGTCGGCGATGCGATGGATGTATTCGTAAGTCAACGGATGTTCCCAACCCGTGTCGCAGAATACCGTCGTGAAATTCTTGGTGATATGTTCGCGGGTCCACAACAGAGCAGCAAGGCTGTCTTTCCCGCCGGAAAAAGTAACTATAACTCTCATAATCTATCTGTTATTCTTTGTCCCGCACGCAACGCACGTTGAAGCCGTAGGCGCGATAGCAGCTGTTCGGCGGGTAGACGTAGCCCGAGTCGAAGTTGAGGATGCCCGCGTAGTTGTCGCCTCCGTAGTTCGGCGACGAGGACCAATAGTAGCAGTAAGAGCTCGTGCCGGCCAACTCGCCGCTATTGCTGTAGAGCAGGCCCGCAGCAGGGAGAAACAGCGAGCCCTTGTGGTCCGAGTCGTGGTTTCCCCCGAACCAACGGCCCTTGCGCTCGTCGTCCCATGTCGAGTTGAGATAGTATAATGCCTTCAATTCCTCCCGGGTCGGCAAGCGCTTACCTACGAACCTCGCGGCATCCATCGCCTCCTGCCATGTGTAGTAATGATGGCCGTCCTTCTCGTAACCACCGATGGCCAAATTCTCCGTATCCCACAAGAGCCCGCAAAGCTCGATAGAGTCGGACTCGGGATCGGACACAGAACCGGCCGCAACCGGATTATCCTCCCTCCATTGAGCGCCGGCAATGAACCCGTCTATCCATTCATTGTGGCAAGCTTCATCTATCATGTTGTAGATGGTTTTATCGTAATCCTCATCCAAACGAATCGGGCACAGTGCCTCGGCTACTTCACGTAATGTTTTCATAATCGTCTCAATTTTTCAATTTCCATATTCTTGTCATCTATTACCTTGCGGGCTATTTCCTCGCGCTGCTTCGACTCGTCGAGGCAGATTTTCAGTTTGGCTATTTCTGCCTTCAGTTGGCGGATTTCCTCTTGGTATTCGTTACCGGCCCCATATCTCCACTCAGGAAAGGAGTCGTCTGTTTGTAGGTAGCTAATACCTAATCCTGTTATCAGTTTCATGGCTTCAGTTTGTAATACGTGCTATTGACCGTCGGCCCGCAAACGAGCATTCCGGCATCGACCAGACGGTCCAACTCGCCTTGCAGATCGGGCCCCGAATATTCTCGGTCGATTTCAGTATACAAGGCTATGAGCGGGGCTTTTTCGCTGCGCGCTTGCCTTCGATAATGGCTTCTACGATGTAGAAAACGCTATCCATGATTGCCCCGGTTACTCTGTCCGTCCAAAATAATCGTCGTCATGTCCCGCATTCGGTCGTACACCCGTTCGCCGTACCTCCCACGGATCGACTCCTTGTTGAGATTCGTCACGACTATCGTAACTTTCCGCTCGTCGGCCCGCCGGTGCAGAATATCGGCAAGCGGCATGATCTCGTTCCCGTAATGCTTGACAGTGGTCGGTTCCACGCCGAGATCGTCGATGGCCACAGTCCGGTAACGGAAGAACATCGGACATATATCGCTGTCGGCCCGGAAAGCATCGGCCACATCCGAGGCGTGGAAGATGTTGACGAACGCTCTTTCGCTAAGCGGAACTCGCTGCATGTAGTCGTTCACGAACAACCGAATCGCCTCCATCAGCGTACTCTTGCCGGTTCCGATTCCGCCCATGATCTTCAGTCCCCAAGTATTGCCGGAGGTCAGCCACCCGGCCGCGATGTCGATAGCCCGGTAGTGCGCCGGGGTGAAGCGAGCCGCTTTCCCGCTCCCGGCAATCAACTGCCCGCAAATGGCCAGCAGATTGTCCCGGACTTCCTGCACAGGCCGACCGATCCTAAAAAACCTCGTAGTGGCTCGGAACGGCAAGGCGCTCGTTAATCTGCCTATTGCTTTCGCTTCCATACTGTTGCGATTTTTCTTTGTTTTCATACTTGCCTTCCAGCACTTTCACGAAATTTACCGGTCTGAAAATCCAATCGAAGTCGGCCGTCCATTCGCGAGTATTCTGTCCGGCGAGAAACGACGACCGGCCGGCGGCCCGGATCACGTCGAAAACAGCCTCCCGGCCGTGCTCGCGGAGCCGGGCATATACAGCCTCCCGCCGCTTGTCGGTAAGTGTTTTTACGGGACGCAGCGATTTGCAGGTGTCGTTGTAGAACCTTACGATCTCCTCGATCTCCGGCTTGCCCGGAATATTCGGTTTCCCCGAATTTCCATTTTCCGAAGTTCCGAACGGCAATTCAGCGTCCTCCGATTTAGGAGGACTTATAGGAGGTTTTTGTTTTTGTTTTTGTTTTTCTCCTATAAGAGGTGTATCGGCCGTTTTGCTATGTGTTTTGCTAAAGTTTTTACTAAAGCTTTTACTAAAGTTTTTGCTAAAGTTTTTACTAAAATTATTTAAGCTTAAAAGAGTGTATACCGGAGATTGAGCCCGCCTTTTTCCTTTCACAAACTCAATAAATCCTTTCTGCTGTAATCTATTGCGTGCATCGATCAAGGTAGGTTCGCTCATACCGATCGAGACGCAGATCAACCCGTTGGGACACTCAAAGGGATTCTCCCAGTTTTGCGTATTGCATTCCTGCAAAAGAAAAAAATACAGGTCGGCCTCTACGCTGGACAATCGCACTCTACGTCGTGTTTGCCAAAAAAGGTTTATCAGTTCGATATAGTTCATAATCTACATATACACGTTAGTCAATACCCGCGTCCGGTTCTGTATGCAGTACGTACCCGGCTTATAAGAGGCGAGCTGCAAATCCTCGACCCGGCCGAAGCGGTTGAAATTGCCGCACAGATCGACGATCCAGCCCTCGGCCTTCGACGGATGAGGACGAATCGCCCGACCCACCATTTGATAGTACAGAGCCAGCGAAAGCGTCGGCCGGGCCAGCACCACCGTGTCGAGCTCCGGATAGTCGAAGCCCGTCGTCAGCACGCCGACATTCGTGACGACCTTGATTCGTCCCGCCTTGAAGTCGGCGAGGATGCGCTCGCGCTCCTTTTTCGGCGTATTCTGCGACAC